CGAGAAAAGGCAGAGAAAATATTATTAATGTCAAAAAAAGTTTTATACGATACGTTATTTAAAAAAATTGCATTAGAAGCAGCAAAGAAAAAAGGATCTAATGTTGTTGATATTGGTAAGGATATACAAGAATTAGTTAATAAAGAATATACTAAATATATAAAAGCTTTTGAAAAAGCAAACGTTGATATTGATAAACTTAGTCCAAGTGATGTTAAATTTACAATTGAACTTAACGAAGTAAACAAGTTAGGAAAAAAAGAAGGAATTGAAAAAGCTTTAGTATCCACAGATAATGTTCTAGACATGAAAGGTCAAAAGCTAGATCCCAATAAACCTATTATGGGTGGCACTCAAAGTGAAGAAGATATTTTACAAAAGTCTATTAAAAAGAATATAGATGAGGCTACTGAAAAAGGTGATTTTAGAGGTATAGCAAATCAAGTATTAAGAGACCCAGATATTGCAAAAGCATTTAAAGAGGCAAAAGAAGCAGAGGCCCTTGCAGATGCAAGAGCATTACAAACAACACCAATACCGTTAGATACAATTCAATACCAAGGACCAGATATACAAAAGATGACGGGTCCGGAAAAACAAAAATATTTAATAACAGATGACAAGCAGACAGCAGAGCTTTTAAAAAAAGGTTACACGTTTGATGATATAATTTACGCTCAAGATAATTATGGATTAACTGCAAAAGAAATTATGGAAGAGGCCAAGGGTGCAACTAAAAAAGATCCTTTTCCTTTTCAATCAGGTGGGCGTGCAGGATTTAAAATGGGTAGAAGAGCATTTTTAAAATTAATCGGTGGCGTTGGTGCAGGTATCGGCGCACTTAAATCAGGAATGCTAAATCTTATAGGTAAAGAAGCAGCACCGCAAGTTGCAAAAGAAGTTGTAGAACAAACTACAAGATCTACACCACCAGCATATTTTTTTGAACTTGCAGATAGAATTAGAAAATTTGGTAAAGAGTCAAAAGTAAAACCTCGAGAAAGAGTAAATGAATATAATTACGTGGGTAAGAATGGTGATGAGTATACACTAACAGAAGATATTTCAACAGGTGATATGCGAATTACAAAAGATAAAACATCACCTGTTACTGCTGGTGATGAAACGTATGAAGGAATTTCTGATAGATCTGTCATGGAATATAAAAAAGGTGATGTAGATGTAGATCCTGATAGAAAAACAGCATCTAAAGCTCCAGACGAATATGATGAATACAAAGTAGAATTTGATATAGATGGCACTGAAGCGGATGCTGATAACATAAGTGAATTTATAAGAAAAGAAATTATTGAAGAGGCAAAGTCAGAAGCTCCAAAAATTAAAAAAGCAAGCGGTGGTGTTGCTTACATGTTAGGAGAATAATGAAAGATATTAAAATTTTAGAGATCATGGAATTGTTTGACGAGGGCGAAGTAATCCCAGCAAGTCAAATGCAAAGACCACAGTCTGCATTAGATAGAGAAATGTTTGAGGATGCAAACGAAAGATTTAATAAAGCCGGTGGTGGTATGTTAGTGCAACCAAGTGCTGATGGATCAAGACCTGGGTATGCTAAAAATTATGCTAAAGAAGAGGGACTTACTAAAATACAAAAACAAAAAATAATAGATGCCTTTCCTGAAACTAAATTTAATTTTGATGATTTTAAATATGGTGTTAAAAAATATTTAACTCCTGGCAATACAAACAAAGATTATACAAAAGTTTTAAGATTTATTAAAAAAGGTTTTACAAAAGAAATGGGTAAGGGCTTAAGTGCAAGAGGCACTCCTTACAAAGACAGAGGAAAAAGATTATCTTTAAAAGATCAAGAAAAAATAAAAAGTTTATTTGAATTACCTGAAGGTATAAATAATTGGGATTTTAAAACATATAAGTATGGAATTAAACCAGACGGTAAGTATGAAAATTTTATTGCTAGAATAAACAGACGATTAAAAGACAAAACGCCTTGGAAAATAGCAGCAGATAGAGGATCTACAAAAGGGTGGATGTTGTTGCAAATGAATAGGGTTTTTGAAAACGAAAAGAAAAGAGGAATTAAAAATTTAACCTATCAACCAGTATACCAAGAAATAAATGGTATAAAAAGAATTATAGGTTTCAAGGATAATACTGTTGCGGGTGGTGGTAATTATTATTATGGATTAAATAAATACGCTAAGAAAAATGCAACTAATATAACACGACACGGAGATTTTAATTTAAATCAAAAATTAGTAGACATATCAAAAAGAAGTTTTAATGAACCAAATGAAGTTATAACTGGTTTATTAAAACAGAAAGGATTTAAAGATAAAGTTAGATTAAATGATTTAATTCAATATTTATCTGGAACTCCAGGTAACTCAAAAGATGCTTTATTAAATGCGGTTACAAGACACCATCAATCTGGTGTTAAATTTGGAAGTGCTACAAATGATTTAGCATTAACAACTAGAGTTATTAACAATACAATAAAAGGAATAGAGAGTAGAATTGCAAACAACATTATAAAACCAGACGACATACAAGTTTTAAAAAATAATAATGTTTTTGTTAGAGGAACTGATGGTAAACTTTATGGAGCAGGTGCTAAGACTCCCATAGGTCAATTTAAACAAATAGAAAAAGGAGTGGAAACAGCCATACGTTCTTCAGACTTTAACGTAAAAGGTCTTTCTGCTTTTATGAAGAAGTTAGGAATTAAATGTCAACTTGCTAATGGTATAAACTGTAACATGCCACAAGCGTATGAAAAATCTTTAAATCAATTATCTAAAGCTTCTTATGCAGGAGATTCTGCTGCAGCAGCTAAAATGACAAACTTTGCAAAATCAGTTCGTGGTGCAGGAAGCATTGTTAAAGGAGTGTTAGGTCCTGCTGCATTAGCTTGGGAAGTTGGAGTAGGTGTACCATTAGGTTTGTTTGAATATGCACAAGGTAAACCTGCAGATGAAATAATTAGTAGTTTAACTTATGGACTTGCAGGAACAGATAGAGAAACAAAACTGAAAGAAATATTTCCTGAGTATGGTCAAGGTGATGCGCTAGAAAAAACTTATAAAGGTTTTTTAAGCAGTTTTAATAAACTTGGAGAAATAAGAGACCCTGAAAGTTTAAGACCAGGTAAGCAAATAACAATGGAAGATGTTATGGAAAAAGCACAACCTTTTATGAAACAAACAGTTCCACCTAGTTTGGGTTTTAAAGAATTTGATTTAGATATGTTTAGAAAAAATATTGATGAGAGCAGAGCTGTTGAAAAAAAACTTATTGATCAAGATTTAGAGAGAAAAGAGCAAAGAACAACTGATCCGTTTACTGCATACAGTGATGACTTTATGGCAGCAGGCGGTGGTATTGCAGGATTATCTGGTGGAATAGATGAAGGCCCACAAATAAGATCCATGAACCCTGATTCAGGGGGCTTGAAAGGTTTATTAAATCGTGTTAAGAAACAATAGGAGTATAAATGGCAGATATAGATAAAGGACTCCCGAACACAAGAACGAAACTTGAAGTGCCTTCAGAAGAGGAACTACAAGAAGTTAATGTTCAGGAAGAACAACCAGAAAAAGGACCAGTTGAAGTAGTACCAGAAGAAGATGGTGGCGCAACAATTGACTTTGAACCGGGAGCAATCAACATACCGGGAACAGACTCACACTTTGATAACCTAGCAGATATTTTACCAGATGAAATTTTAGAGCCAATCGGAAATGAGATGACTCAAAATTATATGGACTACAAAGGTTCAAGAAAAGAATGGGAGCAAGCATATATATCTGGACTAGATCTTTTAGGATTTAAATACGAAAACAGAACAGAACCATTTCAAGGAGCATCAGGTGCAACACACCCTGTAATGGCAGAAGCTGTAACACAATTTCAAGCACAAGCTTATAAAGAATTATTACCTGTTGATGGACCAGTTAGAACACAAATCATTGGTGTTAAAAACTCAGCAACAGAACAACAATCAACGCGTGTTAAAGATTTTATGAATTATTTAATTATGGATCAAATGAAAGAGTACGAAGCAGAGTTTGACTCAATGTTATTTCATTTACCATTAGCAGGATCAACTTTTAAAAAAGTTTACTATGATGTAAATATGGGACGAGCTGTATCTAAGTTTGTTCCAGCAGATGAATTAATCGTTCCGTATACGGCTACCTCATTAGACGATGCGGAAGCGATTATTCACACAATAAAAATTTCTGAAAACGAATTACGAAAACAACA